CATCAAGCGGATTTACCTTCTCTGCGGTAGGCACACGAGTACCACTACCAAGAACAGTATTCAGCTTGGTCTTGAGTTCATCATAAGACTTGAAGTTTGAGGGATCAAGAAAAGCGGCAAGTGAATGCGTCTGCTTCCAGATTGCTTCTAGCTTATCCTCATTTTCATCAAGTGGCGTATTACCATCAAATTCTGACTTATCGTAGTTACGATAGCCTTCTACCTGACGAATACGGAGCTTGAAGTTGGCACCTTCCCAAAGATCAAACGGATTAACCGGCTTCTCATCTTCAAAGGTAGGCTGCATTACGTCCTTAATCTTGTCGAAAATCTTCTTACCATACTTATAGAGAAAGACTTTACCTTCGTTCTCAGGGTTCGATGGGTCCTTAACAACAAGAACGTTAGAGATATAAGACAAGCGGCGCTTCTGCTTACGAGCGATTTCCTTATTGGCTTCGATACCCGAATTCCAGAGTTCTGAATTGAGTTCGCCAAGAGGATCTGGCTTGTTAATAGTGGTCAACGAGTTTTCGATGTACCACTTTCCGGTCGGACCTTGAAAGCCGTGGTCATACACGCGAACCCAGGGAAGTTCTTCGCCTGGAGGAGCAGGAAGAAAACGAAGAACCGCCTGGCCATTGCCAGCCTTATCTACTGAAGGCTTCCAGAGGCGATCATCATCGCCGCGCTTTTCGTTTGTGGGATTTGCAATCTTTTCGACTTCTTTCATAAGTGAGTCGAAGTTGCCACGGTTCTTACGGAGTTCCGAGAGAGAATTAAAAGACATATTTGTATTCCTTACTTTGCGTTATATTGCGTTGTATTGCGTTAATATTTGCGTTGTGTATCATAATCATCATAGTCATCGAAATCTTCTTCTTGACTACCAGAGTATTTATACAGGTTTTTGCGGTGCTTACTGGATTTGTCCACACCTTTACGAACTTCTTTGACACGAGGTTCGTAATCGAAGTCTCTACGCTTAGAATGACTCATTTAACAGACCACTTGGCCTTTCTCCTTGATCCATAGTTGAGAGAATTTGTCTTTATCAAACTTGACAAAGACGCGGTACTTTGTTATCAAACGAGATACATCTTTCCATATAAAATCATTTGCTAACACAGTATTATTACTATACACGAAATTAAACAATTTGTCAAGAATAATTAGGGTTTCAAGACTAATTTTTTTACCAAGGTATAGTTTTAATGCTAAGGGATGTTGACCATCACTAATCAATGGATCAACATTTGCTTTTTCGGCCTCTAACATAAGTGTAGAGATATCTTGCGTGAACAGATATGTCAACTTCTCTTTTCTAGCCTTCCAGTCCCGATATACGTCATCACTTTCGGCATCAAATAAACCATTATGTCCATTGACAAAGTTAGCAACGAAATAATCTACCATCTCAGTAAAGGTAAATCGTTTGGCCAGCTTGCGAAACAATAGAACATCCTTACGTTTAAGAAATGTTTCTCTCTTACACCTGACACCCGATTTCGTTTTTGTGATATCGTAATCATCAGAAGTAAAATGAAGTTTGAGTGACATGTAGACACGATAAACTTCGAAAGAGTCCATTAGAAGGGTAGCTTTCCATCCTTGCGCTTCAACATATTTAGTTCTTCTGCTTCCGCACGAATCTTTTCCTTAAGTGAAGTTGTCAATAGAACCGATGCCGATTCCATTTCAATATCATTCTTCACGCAATAATCAACTAGCAAGTCCATACACGGTAGACCTGTTGTCGATGCTTGCTTCTCAATAAATTGAGAAAACTCAGTAGAAGTTCTAAACTTCTTCGTAATCAGAAATTCGTTGCTGACTTCATCTACCACTTGAAAATCCTCGACCATAAAATTGTGTTCCACTCATTTCATTTTTATCAAAAAGATACCAACAAGCATTGTCCTTGCCAGTAAACTTACTATCTTCAATCCACTTTACTCTACCTATGGCCACAACCTTACTACAATATTGTAGATAGGGTATTGCTTGTTTAGTATGCATCCAATCAGCATCAAAGAGAAGCCATGTAGGACGAATACTAGCAAACCTGTCAATCAATGGATGAAGTATCCATCGCGACCAAGGCGGATTAGTTATAATATAGCTGGTATTTGCGGGAATGTCAACAGTTAATGCATCATATTTTTCAATAGACGGGTCTTTAGGATCAATATCAGAAACCAAAGTAGCTACTGCATTACTATCTGTTAAGGTGTCGATATGCCTACAGAGTCTACCATCGCCAGCACAAGGCTCAGCGAAGGTAAACTCCGAGGGAAGAAAGGGTAAGAGAGGCTTTACTGCATCCAACGGAGTCGGATAGAAGTCGTTCTTACGATGTTCAAAGTTACTTCTCTTACCCATTCTTTATCCTGCATAAAATATATGATCACCAATTTTAGCTACTCTACGAAGATTCCAACCTGGACTTACATAGTCGGCATGATAGAATAGAACATTTTTTCCTAATACGCCATGATTAGCCCCAGCGAACAATACCTTCTCAGCAACTTTCTTTGACTCAGCATATTGTTGCGCACTGCGGACACTCTTCTTTCCTTCGCATACCCATGAGAACTGACACACACGTTTTGTTCTCTGGTATACAACGGAGCATACGGATTTAGGAAACTTGGGGCTATTTACCCTATTGATAGTGACCGCAGCGACCGCCAATTTACCTCTGGTCGACTGATTACCAGCCTCATAGTAAATGTTATCTGCTAGGCACTTCAATTCTCTGTTGTTTGCCAGACGAATATTTTGTGTCTGGATTCTTTGTTGTGTTACTTTACGTTGTTGTTCTTGGGCATCATCTTTGATGTCCTGGATTACTTCTCCAACGCCGAGGGAATATTCCCTTGCTTCTCTTTCGATGGCAGTTTCAGCATATGAATTAATTCCATATAAACTATAACTTAATAGTGTAATAATCGAAAGAAACTTGAAAAACTTCTTATTAAAGGAAGTCATCTTATTTCCATTTAGTTGTTATACTTGAGAGGGTATTAACCAGTGACTCCCCACACTGATTGTCCGAAGACAAAAAATAACCCACTGTGCTTGCTGGTGTCAGGTCGCACAATGGGTCATACAACTATTTAGCATCCGTAGGTTCTTAGTTCACTCATTTCATCGTATATACAGAACAGGCGATAGTTTTATTCTGTTTCGAGGGAAAACTATCAAAAACCCAATGAGATTATGCGGCTAGCGCATATCCTGCAAAGGCAACGTTATCGTTTGCATTTACGTTTAGTGGCACTTTGCCAAGCAATCAGTCTCGAACCGCCCTATTACACGAAAATCGAATTCCATGGTCACCCCCATCAACTACTGTGAGTTATCGATTTTCACGATCCGATCGTAAATCGCTACTCTTCTTTCCCCTCACAGTAGATGGTGGAGGTGCGGGGAGTCGAACCCCGGTCTTTCCGCCTTTATTGTTGATTGTCAACAACTGATAATCTATTTATATACTAGTTTGCTTTGGAAGTCAACCGTTTTATAGATTAAAATTGATACTTTCTCCGCAACCGCAACTGCTTGATGCGAGAGGTGCTTGTATTTCGATGACGCTACCGATAATATCAACTTTCTTATTCACGGTGCTGCCAATGAGATATAATTCAGACGGCCTATCTAACCAGAAGGTCCAATCATCATACTCCTGTGGAAAATCATCTTCTACAAGTTCGTCGGCACTCTTTACCAAATCCCACTTGTAACTGAACCCAGCACAGCCGCCACCTGCAAGAGATAGTCGGACACCTAATGCGTTGTTTGAAACGGAGACATTACGAAAATGCTCAAGCGCAGATTCCGTAAACTGTATGCGGTCTTTTATCATCAAACTATTTATCACGACTCGCTTCGAATAAGTCACGGGTTTCGATAAGTTTTTTAGCCCAGTTGTCACGCTTTTCTATGAATACCTGAGGCTCGTCGCCGTCTACGGCAATCAAGATAACAAGAAAGGGAACAGGAATACCAGTTCGTTCTTCATACATGATTGCATATGCAGTGGTCTGCATAAAGTAGGAACTGATATATTCCTTCTTCTTGGGCCGATTAGAAGTCTTAAAGTCGATTACGGCGCGAATACCATTGTATTCTCCGATACAGTCAACGCGACCAGCCATACGCAGGAAGTCGCTGTATAATGCCAACTCTTGGCAGTGAATGTTATCGATAGGTTCAAGAATTGACTTAAACTTAGTAAACATTTCCTTGTCGAGCAAGGACGCTTTCACGCTATCAAAATCGACTTCTTCATTCTTTAGATATGCTTCGGTAAGTGTGTGTATTTTAGTACCACGAGTAGAAGCCTGCTTAGAAATGCGGTCGGCTTCTTCTTCACCAACGCGCTCACGCCACTTGTTGATTGAGTCTTTGTTTAAGACTCCTAGAACAGTGGTAGCAGAGGGATAACCAACACCTGAGGCATTGACATAAACTCTGCTACCATCTTCTCTTGTTTCATCCTGGGCGAAATCGGTATAATCATAGATCGTTTTAAACATATACTCTTATAACATGATTCACATAGTTTGTCAAGTCTTTTATGCGTATCTCTCCTCATATTCTAGTCTGGCCAGAATATATTCTTTAACCAATTTGGACCTTACTATATCATGAACAGAAAACTCTACAGTTTTGAACGAAGGCATTAGTTCGGCGATAGCGATGAACTTTTGAAGTCCAGACATATCGGTCTTTTTATATAGATCAGTCTGTCGGAAATCTCCGCAGAATATGATCTTTGAGTTTCTGCCAATTCTGGTCATAATTGAATTTAATTCCATATCCGTCATATTCTGACATTCATCAACAATGACGATGGAATTATCTAGAGTGATACCACGAACAAATGAAGTGATCATAAAGTTCACTGACTTTTGTTCTTGCAATCGCTGAAATGGCTGGATGTGATTAAACAAATCCTCGCAGATTTCTACATAAGGTAACTGATAAACTTCTGTCTTTTCTTTTTCGTCACCGGGTAGGTGACCAATTTCTCTTGATGGAACAGCAGAGCGGACTATTACTACTCGCTCAAATACTGTTTCTGGATCTAGTGCTTCTTCTAGTGCTTTAAAAAGCGCGATGTATGTTTTCCCTGTTCCTGCTACACCGTGAAGTAATATTGCTGCGGACTGTTGATTATAAAGTTCAAAAAATTGTCTCTGATTAAAGGTTTTTGGTTGAATATTTTTTAGGTCTTCGTATTTTACTTTGCATAGCTTACTCTTCTCTAGGGTTACGGGCGAGTCATTATTTGAGACAACTTGTAAGGCGTTTTGTTTTCTTCTTGACATGACAGTCCTTTGAGGTTTGAGGTTGATACAAAAAAGGCGACACTGCAATAGCAGAGTCGCCTAGTGCCGAGGGAGGCACGATGGATTCGGGAAGAGAAATCGGTATTACTGTCTTCATGTAGTTATTTATTGAGTTGCGTCTCTCCACCACTCAGGAATTTCACGATTTTTCCATTTTGCCATATTATTTTTTGCACCAACATAATAGTTACGATAAGACTGTAGAGAATCGCCTTGTACCTTATATTCGTCAGGCATAGCAGGTGTCGGTTGTGTTAGATGACTTACAGGAATATTTTTTGGGGGCTTGCGAAGAAAATAAACTAGCCGGTCAGTGGCATGGATTTTACCATAGCGATGAGTGTATTCTGTAAGAAGAGACTGGAATAGACACATAAGCCAGTTATAATTATTGTTAGACTGACGAACCCAGATAGCACTGGGATGATTGATATGCGTTGCTTTGTAAAGAACTGTTTCAAGGGTGTTATCTTCCATACGCCAACGCTTGATTGAACGGCCATTAGCAGTTTTATCTAGGTATTGTTCGCCGTCAATTACACGGTGAGCGGTAGATAACAATTGTGCATATTCTAGGATCATCTTAACGACATGCTTGTCATTATGATATTCGGCACATTTGGAAACGTCACGATCCAAATAAAAGATATTCATGATATATTAACTTTCTTCGATAGATTCACGTATGCAGCGTATATGCTCTTTTGCTACATTTGATATTATATCAGATTCCCTCGCAATGTCAAGACATTCTATAACTTCAATTGGGTCCATTTCTAATAAATCGTCCATCATGTTTCTTTCTGGTGTAACTCCGAAAGCATTGACGCAAAATAAAACAAGCTCCACGTCGGCATCCGTATACAACGGTATGCGATAACGTCTAGGTTCCTTACGAAACTTGTCTGGAAACTTTAGAATATTATCAGTCATG